AACACTAATTTGATTTGAAGTGTCACGGTCGTCACCTAGAAGATAAAGGTTGTTGTTACCAGCAGCACCTGATTTCAACCAACTGTTGACACCAGCAAAGCCAGTAGCAGCGTTAGTTCCACCAAGAGCGTGGTCACTGTTTGCGTATACGATAAGGTCGCCATTCGCAATTGCTCCACCTTCCCAGTTACTTGAGTTATCAGTATCTGGATCACCAGTAGAGAATAGTGTAACTGTACCTTTAAGTTCATCTACATTTGATACATAAGTGGATCTTCGTGTAGATATTGTTTGTGATCCTTCAGCAGCTGTATCGTTTTTACGAACAGTGAATGATGAATCATAACAGTCAACTCTTTGACCAACATAGTATCGGTCAACAGCACCATTACCAGGAGTGAATGTTACTTCATGACCACCAGTTACAGCGCCAGCAGAGCCTTTGCTTGTAACAGTACTTAGAGTGTAGTTGTCATTTTGGTTAAGGTACCAATAGTTACAAAGTGTGTGTGAAAGGTTACGCGCAAAACCTTCAAGTTTAGGAGCAATGATTTCACCAATGAATGCTGGTGTTGCTTCTGCTTGCATTTCACCAAGTGTAAACATGATGTTAGACATCATTGAACGCATACCTACACCGAGACGGTAAGGCATAGCGTTTGGTCCGTCTAACGGATCAGGCCAACTTTGGTTTAGGTTTTGAGTGTATAAACGTGCACCGTGTTGATCGGTGTCGTCACCATAAAGAGTGAGGTCATTTCGAGGTTTACCCTGTTCAAGAACACCAGCCATTGAACCCATAAAGACTTTGATAATCTTTAGGTCACGACCGAGAGCGTCAACAGGACCCACACCTTGGCTTGTTGAGATAATATCTCGCCAAATTGGGTCTAAACCAGGAAGGAAGACTTCGATGTTCTTATTAATGACTTCTTCGATTCTATCCTCATGGAGTTCCATGAGTGAACCACTAGGAGCAAATACTGCCATCTTATAATTCCTTAATTAATTTAAGCTTTCGATTCTCCACCAGCAGCACCTTCTCGTGCACCTCTAAGCAATGTGTCAAGTGTCCAGTCACGAGTCTTGACATTAATGTCACCCATGCTGTCACCCTTTTCATACTTAGGAGGATCTACTGGAGGTTTATTAAACAAACTATCTTCTGTTGCTGTTTCCGGTGCTCTTTGTATTTTGTCTGGATCACCGATTACCGAACGGAATTTATCATACACAAATTTTGTGGCTTTACCAGCCTCTTCTGTGAACCAATTCGGATTGAATGTTTCACCTGCAGCTCTTCGCTGCCTTAATGAATCCATCATTGCGGATTCAACTTCAGACTTTAATATGTCAGATCTTCCATCTGACTCAGATAAAGACATAAGTTTCTTAAGATTTTCATCTGAATTAAATGCTTTTTCTAAAGATTCATTTAATTGTCGCTTCATCATATCAGCACCTAATTTTTCTTGACGCTTCTCGATGTTTTCCATTCTTTGTTGTTCTTGTTCTTGCATATACAATTGTTCCTCATATTGTCTTTTGAGTTCTTGATCATTTGGTTCATTTGGTTGTGCAGTAGAATTAGGTAATTCTTGCTTTGGTTTTTCTTGAGTATAAGTATCTGCAACTTCTTCACCTGCAGACTTTTGCCAACTTAAATATTGATCAATATCTTCAGGTGTATATCCTTCTTGACTCATAAGATATCTAACAGCAGATTCTCTTTCTACATCTGTAGAACCAGAAGGCTTTATAAGTATCTTAGCTTTTTCGTTATACTCTCTTAATCTTGCTGCTTCATCACGAGCATTCAAAAGATCTTTTACTGAAACTTCTTCACCGTCTACTTGAATCGTAGAATCAAGATTCATTGTAGGTTGGGTAGTTTCTGCTACTTCTGTTTGAGGTGTTTCTTGTACATTATTTTCTTCTGACATGTTTTACATAGCTCCTTGTTGAGGGAAAGGCATTGGACCGGGTTGTCCTCCACCCATTTGTTGTTGCATCATTGCTGCTTCCATCGGTGATGGAATACCTTCGGGCATCATAGCACCAGTTGCTTCTAACATAAACTGCTTTAACTTAATAAATTCATTTTGTACTTCAGGAGTTGCAACGCTCATTAAAGGTCCACTCATAAAAGCAACTAATACTCTTAATTGAAATTCAGGTCTTGAAGTGTGGGGGGACATAACAATTTGTCCTGGCTCTTGACCATTACCGTATAAGACTAGACAGTTTCGTACAATCATATCGTATGCTGATTTTTCTTCGTCTAGATAAACTGCAAAGTCTAAACCTTCTTTTAAGATTAAAAGTTTGAATGCATCAGGATCTGTTATTCCTGACTTTAACATTTCTAAAGCTTCAGTTTTTCTAGCTACCATAGATCGTGGACTAGTTTCCTTAATTGTAAGACTTATGTTCTTTAAAGAAGGCAATGGATTCATACCTTGAAATTGAATCATGCTTTTCTCTGCGTCAATAATAGCACCAGCCATTTCAAGATTTAAATCGTTTACAGGTATTGCAATAGGATTATCCATTAAAATTCTTACAGAACCTGCAAGTATAGATCTAAAGCAACTACCAAATGCTGATTCTATACCTCTACTTGGATTAGTCATAGCTTTATTAATTTGCTCATCTAAGAATGAAAGACCAACAGCAGAATCCACACGACCTTTTTCACGAATAAGATCTTGCACTGGATTCATTCTATCCATTAAGTCTTTAGCAAATGCAGCTGTTTTACCTGGGATATCTCCTGTGTTATGAGGAGTAATATTAAATGGACGGAAAGTTTCAACAACAGGGTCTGGTTCGAAAGGTAGTACACGAAGACCGCTTCCTACGTCTCGAAGCATCGCCCTGTCATTGAATTGCCCTTGGGGCATCACAAGTACGCCATACCTGTCTGTATCTCTAACGTTATTAAAGAGAGACTTCATAAGTCTTTCCATCTCACGATTCAAACTAAAGAGTAAATCAAAGAGTCCTGCACCATGAAAGGTTCCGTTTTCCATAAATCTGGAAAAACCTATAGGACAATAAACCTCTTCGTCCTCAAAAGATTCGTCATGTAAAACATGTTCACCACTAGTAACAATGTATCTTGATACGGTATCCCCCACTCCATAAGTCCAAACCTCTCTTACTTTTACTAATGATGTATGTTGTTTAGATGGAGTAGCACCTGATTGAGAAGTGTCACTCCAATACGTAATATCTCTACCTGACTCTGTGTTAGGACCTGCTTCCATCCCTCCACTTTCATCGTCTATCTCACCTATGTTTGCTTCCCACCATTCCATTTTTGCTAGTTGTTTTTTATTTATTTTCTTTCCTAGCATGTCTTCTAAGAAGGTAAGAGGTACAGTTCTCTGTCTCATCAACCCACGAGCTTTTGTATAGTCTGCTCCTAAAGAAGGAAAAGGGAATAATTCACGAGGGTGAATAACTTCTAAGTCTGCTGTTAGACCTATTGTTTTTGAGTTTGTCATATGACCTGCAATACCACAAGATCCTAATGCAGTAAACAAATGTGCAAATTGAGTTTTTACTTTGTCTAATTGATCTTGAGGAACAACGTGATCCATAACTATCTGGCTGATAGCTCTTTCTCTAATACTATTTAAGGATATACCTTTCCTTATTACCTTTGGTCTTAAGTCCAAAGAAGCTAAACGAGCTGAAACCTTATCTATTGCAGATAACATTTCTTGGGATTGGAACTCCATGTTCCCTTCTTCATCTAAGTAATGTGGTGACAATGCCCCTGTGTGAGGATCAAATACGTCAAATCTTCTAGCCCCACATAAATAGTGCCATGCGAGTAACCACATAACCCTACGATATGAAAGGCGAGATTCTTCTCTATCTGCGTGTTCGTCAATTACTCTCGCTAGGTCTGTTTTGTTTTTTGGTAGTTTTAGAGTGTCTAGTGCCATCTTTCGCCTTTATTTTTTCTGCAGCATGTCCCATTGGTTTATACCCTTTAGGTGTTTCTATTCCTATTGTAGTATTTTTTAATTCGGATATATCAGGAATCACCTCTGTAGATGGATTTTCAGGAACAACTTGATATGGGGGGTCCCCATCACGAGGTCCCGTACCATAGTAACATCTCATTAGTTTATCGAAAAATGCTAACGGTACAACCACAGAATTTTTGTTGTCATATTCTTGATGCATTGTTGGTATCATCTTCCACATCCCTATCTAGTATTTCTTGCACATCATCAACGCTTAATTTAGAAAAATCAAGAGCGTGTGCTAAATAAGTTCCACTGTATTCATCGTACACTTCACCGTCTTTTAGTCTTTCTAACGGTGTTTTATTTGGTAATTCTACTTTTGTAGGTCTTTGCATTCGACCTTTAATAATAAATTGAGACATGCAAACACAATCTAATTCGTCATCATGTTGCAATCCACCATCTCTTGCGTCAGGATTGAACTGTTCTATTTGATCTTTCAATCTTCTAAAGAAAGGTTCATTCTTCCACAAAGGTATTTTTATTTTATTATGTTCAAATCGTAATGAAAGAGCTGCAATCTTTACTGACTTTTCTATCATCCCAGGATTTAACTTTTTAATTCCTGAAAGATGCTGTATGCCCATCATCTCTCTTGCTTTAGTTTTTACTAAAGAATCTAATGTAGTGTATAAACCTAACCCTTGTTTGATTGCTTCTACGTGAATAGTTGGCACCTTCCACAAATCAGACAACCTCATTACTTGTTTAATAAGTTCGTCTTCTCTACATTGAGCACTCCATAAATCTATTACAAACAAATCGTTATCAGAGTTTATTCCCATAACACACGCAACTTTAAAATCAGAATCTGATGTTGCTGTGAATGAAGTATCTACAGTCATAAACAATCTAGTAGTTTGTAAAAACTCGCACATTCTTTTCTTAATGAGTTCTTCGCCTGCGTACCAGCAAACTAATGTATTACTTTTGTAGGGTTCTGTATCTGTTAAAGGATCTACTTGCTCAAGCCACCAACCATGTCTTTCCTTTTCGAGTGGGGGAAAGTAAGATCCCTCTCCCTCACCAGGTCGTGCCATATATTCTGCTAAGAAGTTAGGAGTACCAATAATCTCTCGTATTTCTTCGAGTGATACTCTATCCTTCCAACGAGGATTTTCTTTCTTTGCTTCACGAGATGGAGGCCACATGTCAGGCCAACATGAAACAAGTTCTCCATTGTCTCCTTCATATGCTGCACGAACAATCATTCGTGACCATAGATTGAAACGTGGATCGGATGCAACCATTTGACCTGCAGGGTTTTGTTCTGTTTGCAATGCATGCCATGCATAGTGTCTACGTGATACGAATGTTGCTAACCAATCAACACCACAACCTGCTCGCATAACCATTGGAAGAACAACTTTAAATAGTAGGTCATCCATATACTGACGAATAAGTGACATAGATGTTGATGCTCTTGGATCATACTCTGGGTCATCTAATACATAACGACGAGGACGACCACCCCGTTGTCTGGATTCAGCTGAGATAGCTCGCAACCAAGAACCATTTCTTAGTTGCATCATCTCGGTTCCAAAAGGTGCCTCACCCCTTTTGGGGACGAGACGATTGTCTGGGAACTCTGGATTCCAGTCGTCATGTAATCTTAAGTTGTGTTGCAGTTGATCTTTTAATGCTTGACCTGTACCACGAGCGTTATCATTTGTTGAAGTCGCATATAGTATTGTAAACATTGGTCGTGAGATTAATCGTAGGAGGCAAGCTTTCCTAACAAGAAAAGACTTGGCAGAGCCACGAGGAGCAATACAAATATTTCTAGGTGATGCAGCCCATTGCTTAAGAATGTCATAATGAAACGTTGGTGTTTCTAACGGGTCATCGTCATAAAACAAAGGATCAAAATCTACAGAAGGATCTGCATGTAAGTAATATAAATCAAAGAAACGCATTGAAGCAGCGAATGCTTCTGCTATCTCTTTTGGTTTTTTATCTTTAGCAGTCCATAAACGACACGCATTAACTCTTGCTTGTCTTTGACCATCATCACTTAACTCTGGATAGTCTGCAGGTAAAGGGAAAAAAGGATTGTTTTCAGGTGTTATCCAACTTACCATTATAGGTTTTTATCCATAGACATAGTTACAAAAGCGTAGGTTGCCCCCACTCTAGCTAGTCCTGCTGCAAGCATGTACCTGTCTGCACCCACTGTAGAGTTTCTTCTTAACTCTATGAGTACTGGATTCCAGAATGGAAGAAGATTTCTATCTTCATCGAAAAGAACTTTCCAAATTTCTTTGTATACATTTTCAAAACCATTACCCCATGTGTTTATGTCTGTAATGCCTAAGTCTCTAATAGCAGGTCCTGATATTTGTAGAAACTCCATAGTTGAAAGACTTTGCAAAGTGAGAACTGCACTTCGACACATACCACAAAGCTCAGGAACTTTAACTTCCTTTATCGTTGTCTCTGGCTTCGAGGATTTGGTGGTTGCTTTCTTTTTGGTTTTGGTCTTCGATTTTGTCATTTTGATTCCTCAAGTTTGTTAATAGTGCTGATGAAGACATTGACCTGCTTACATTAGATTCAGGTAATTTCTCCGTTTGTGTTACGGTGCCTATCATACCATTAGCACCTACAATTTCTTTCATTACTGATCTAAATTGACGTAAAGCGGGTAAACTTACTTTAGGATCTGGATCCCTAGTGTGTTGTATAAGCGTTGCTATCTCTTCCATAACATCAAAGTTTGATGCTTTTATTGCAGCAGCAGCCCCGTCTAATCCATAAAAAGAGGTGATCACCTCTTCTGATGTTACTTTAGACATCTTCCCCTGTGTTGGGTTCTTCATTATTTCTTTCTTCATATAAGTCTAGTATACTCGAAGCACGGGAGGTTGTATCCTGAAATACCCTCACACATTTTTTAGTATGTTTATTTTGTTCTTTTTCTGCAAGTGCTCTTATGCCTGCCCTAGACATTCTATCTGCTGCAATCCTTGCTGCTGTTTTAGTTTCTGCTGTCATCTTCAAACCACCAAGAGCTTTACACGCAAGAAGCTCGCACAGTAAAGGTTCTAGATTTTTAGCTACATAATCTTTTTTTAATTTTGATGGTCGCTTCTTTCCACTTGCTACAGAAGTACATCCTGAAACGTAAAAATCTTTTTCTCCTATTCTAGTTATAGCTTTCATTGCTAATTGAAAGGAGTGCATTTCAATAAAAGTTTTTTTACCTATTTCAATAAGTGGAACACCTAATGATCTACAAAAAGATCTAAAAGCTTTTTTAGATATCTGACCACCAAACTCTTTGATGTACCAATCTTCAGAAAGAAGTTTTATTCCAGATCCAAATCCTATGTAATATTGGTCACTCATAACATGATTCCTATAATTATGTTATCATAATTTGGGGTTTAAAGTTAATCGTATCCTGAAATCGAAAACCGAACTTGTAAAACAAGAGTGGGTTCTTTTTTTTCTATCTACTTTATAAAGGATACAACAATGACTGTTGGAACACAAGAAAGACCTTTGACTTCTGCAGAGCCTATGAAAATTGCAGAGGCACTTGTCAGACAAACATTTAAAACTCCATCTGGTAAGTGTGGTCTATGGGCATTTCGTGGTGACTTCTATCACTGGTATGGTGATATGTGGGTCAGAAGAGATAATGAATGGGTTGAAGATCTTTGCTGGAGAGAACTAGAGGATGCAGTCTACCAAGACATAGGTCCAGATGGTTTACCTCGAATGCGAAGAGTCGCTCCCAATAAACAAAAGATTGATAACATAGTTAGAGGTTTATCAGCAAGAGTACGTATACCCCACTCTAATATACCTGTGTGGTTGAATGATCCGTCTCGTGATGCTGGTAGTATTATCTCTTTCCAAGATTATTTATTAGATGCAAATACTGGAGAAGTATATGAAAGAACCGAAGATTGGTTTGATCCTGTTGTGCTACCTGTTAACTTTGTAAAAGATTCACCGTGTCCTAGATGGATGCAATGTTTAGATGAATGGAGTAACTCCGATACTGAATGGGTAGAACTCTTGCAAAGATGGATGGGCTACTGCTTGATGAATCATAGGAGACACGCAAGATGGTTGCTCATGTATGGAAAGGTAAGGAGTGGTAAAGGTACTATTGGCAAGGTCTTGCAGAGATTGTTGGGGAGAGATGCCTGTATGAACAGTAGTCTCGATGATCTCAGTAACGACTTTGGACTCGATGGTTTGGAGCATTCTCGTGTACTCTGTATTAGTGAAGTTAGTGAACTAACAGGTAAAGAAGGTGAAAGGGCAACAAGAGTCCTGAAGAATATCATAGGTCAAGACCCGTTAACTGTAAATGTTAAGTTTAAAAGACAGATGAGAAATGTTGTAGTCAATGCAGCACCTATTGTTCAAGCTAATGAGATTCCTCAATTACCTAATAAAGGTAGAGGATTGTCGTCTAAGATGCTAGTTTTACCCTTTGATATTAGTTTTGAGGGTAAAGAAGATCTATATCTTATCGACACATTGCTGTCTGAACTTGAAGGAATTGCAGCATGGGCTGCTGAAGGTGCTATTAAATTAGAAAATGACGGTAATAGATTCCCTGTTCCCGATAGAGCAAAAGATACAGTACAGATGTACCACCTGCAAAATAACCCTTTTGATTATTTCCTAGAAGAAAGGTTTATTCGTAACGCAGATGGGTTTGTCGCTACTGATCTGCTGTGGATGCAGTGGAATGACTGGTTAAAATCGAACTCGATCAAAAATCTACATGTCGCAAGAAATCAACTGACAATGAAAATCGAAACGCAGAGTAGTTGGGCTGTCGGTAGACACCGCCCACATGGGGGAAAACGAGGTTTAAAAGGTTTAAGCCTACGTAAAAGCTTTGAAGACTTGTGTTAAACACAAAAGGAGTAGATAATGATTACATATGAAGAAGGATTAATGATCCTCATTGAAAGAGTAACTATGTCAAGGAATTTTAAATCACCTAAAGATTTAGATAAAAGAAACCTGTGGGTACATCTTAAAAGGAAGTACCGTGATGGTGATGAAATTGCTGATGAGAACGGCATGATCTGGGATGTTTGGAGAAAAGGTACCGGATATGCCCTGTATTGCCTAGACACAAAAGAAGTTATAGAGGTTCCTAAGCCCAAAAGCCTGTAATTAGGGTATGTACCGCACGTGCCACACTTTTTTGACCCTTATATATATTTATACTATATGCTTTAGAGTTTAAAAATATGTGGTACATGTGGTACAAACAGGAAAAACGCCCTTTACAATGCTAAAAAGTGGGGTTATTGAACCAAGACATGCGGTACAAAAACGGTACAGGTGTGGATCAAAAGTTACAGATAAAAAAATTCCTAGAGAAATTCCACCTTTCGTTACCTAGTTTGGCAAAACTCTAGGGGGCGATGGGGTACCTAGGTATTTACGAGTACGTGGTTATACAACTAATAAACCTTGTTCGTGTAAAAAATACATCTACTGTTCTTTACCTTGTTCGTGTTTTCTACCCACAACAAACCCAACCACTGCTTCGATCACCGTCTCGATTAAAGTCGGAGGAACCGACCAAGCCTATCGGTTTAACCGAGCCCCTACGGGCAAGCGGTGCTCTCACCAGCAATCGTCCTTTTATGTAATTTTTTTTAGTTAATCTTTCGATATGTTTTCGATTGAGAGACTATACGGCTTCTGTGACAACAAAGGAAACAGAAAAATGTCAAATAACACAGTAAACAACACAACAACTAAATCCCCAGGATTACTGAGCGTACAGCTAGCTGAAAACAACAGTGCTTACAAACTAATTACGCCTCAACTAGTCGACAACGGCATACAGATTGGTGAGCATCTCTTCAGATTTGAGAGCTTAGAGCCAAACGTATATCGCAACAAGCTTGGTCAAGCCGTTGAAACTGTTCAGTACACTGTAGGTTACGGTAAATCTGCACCTATCAAAGTGAGTAAGAACGGCAAAGAATCCACCATTGGCTTTGCAAAAATCAGTGTTACGCTAACAGATGCTAACTTGGTAGACCTCGGTTTCAACCTACATGGTGTAGATGCCAATGGACGTGCTGCGATGCTTGCAGAGTACGATAAGAGACAAGCTGCTAAGAGTGTTAAAACAACTCTTGAGAAGCAAGCACCTGCGATGTAATAACAGCTTCGTGACTTTGGAACGAACAGTGTCCGAGTGTGTAATGCATTCGGATGCTGTCGTTCCATTTTTTTGTTTTTTTGCCGAACTTCGTGCACTAAACTCAAAGTTACTATGTAGTTTTTTCAACCCATTATCAACCTTAAAAGGAGGTTATTATGATCTATCATTCAATATGTAATCTAATAATAATAAAGATTTTTATGTATATATATAAGCTACCCTCCGGTCCGGGCTGCTTCTACGAAGCCCGAACCTACGGGCAAATATATTCTTTAACCTATGTATAGGAGGACTCACGGATGAGTAAAATAGGTAAATGGTCTTGTGTACGCCAGATAGATAGTGCACAATTTAGTAATTGTCCAATGAAAGCAGATATGAATTTTCATTGGGAACGTGATATCAATCCAGCTGCTTGGCGACCTAATGACTACAACGAGTGGATTGGTAAAGGTTATTTTGAACCCAATAAAGTACAGTGTTTTCTACGTGATTCCGATGTAGATACTGTTGATGACTTCTATGTAGTCAATGAAGTCATGGGTAAATTCAAGACATTCGGATCGGATTATACTGGTTGGTCAGTAGTTCTTAAAACTGTCATACGATGGGAAGAACGCAGGATGTCTCGTACTAATAACTGGATTCAAATCAAACGTAAAAATAGTAATCGTAAACCTGATGATATACAACGATGGGAGCAAGACAATGGCGAATTTAAACCTAGCAGAAGTTCTAGAAGAAATAGTAGACGCAATAAACAACGATGTGCCGTGTAGTGTATTAACTGATTGGATTCTTAACCAGTTATTGCTAGACGACAAAACTGTTGATTCTCTCATTGCAGATCTAGAATCATACACAGGTACTGAACAAGTCATTGAAGACCTAGAAAATGCTTTGCCTAATGATTTGTACGACTCACTAGAAAGACAAAAGCCTTTCGGTGAGAACAATAGATGTAACAATGCTGAATGGCAAGTTCCCGTAGAACAACAACACGGTCTTAATTATTTATTATGTAAAGTAAAACAAGTAACTAATGAGGACAACACAAAGTCAGCTAATGTTTATTACACAGTAGCTAAAGATGAAACAAAGGAGGAATTATTATGAATCGTAATGACGTATACAACTTGTATCAACTTCTAATTGAAGTGAGTGAAAGTGCAGTAAGATTACACGCAGAAGACCCAAGAGGTACTGAGATTAATCGTATTGTAGAAAATATGCAAGAGGTAGTAAGTTACTTTGTATCTATGGATGTAGATGAAATTATTGAAGAAAAAGCAAGGAGATCCTATGAAACGCCATAACTGTAATGAATATGTAGAGTATGAAGACTTAGCAACTATACCTCTACCACCAGCAAGAGATAAGTTTGTACCTATGGCACACCAAGACCTGTATGACAGGACAGTACGTAACTTATCAATGCTTAACTATGAACCCGTTGAACCTAAGTTCTTAGTTGATCACACAAAACAAAAGTTTGTTGCTACCTTTGGTATCAAACGCAACCAACATGCACTGGATTCCAGACTACAACAAGACTTTGCAAATGATGACTATCAGTTTGAAGTAGGTGTTATCAATAGTAATGACGGTAGCATGTCTGCAAAGATATTTACTGGCACTCGTGTATTTGTATGTGCAAATGGACAATGGTCAGGTGAAGTGCAACTATCTCGTAAACACACAAGAAATGCGGTTAATGATATCAACAGAGCACTTAGAGACTTTGTATTTGATCTTGAAGATACTCGTAGAAATACATTTGCAGATTTTGATAGACTTAAAGAGTATGACTTCAGTAGTAAATCAGAAGTACATGACTTTGTAGTTGAATCATGCAATCAAAAGATTCTTCC